GACCATCCAAGTTTTTTTAACTTCGATGAATCCATTAACTTTCTCTCTACTCCATCTGGTTTATTACTATCAAAGATAAAGCTACCTTTATAGTTTATAATCTTGCTGATTTTCATAGCCAGTTCAGCAATAGTACATTCTTCTCCACTACCTACATTGATTGGCTCATTATCATCATAGTGCTTCATTATGTAACAACATGCATCAGCTAAATCATCAACATGCATGAATTCCCTCTTTGGATTACCAGTCCCCCAAATCTCTACGAAATCTTCACCCATTGATTTAGCCTCCCAAATCTTACGAATCAAAGCAGGAATAACATGACTATTATTCAAATCATAGTTATCACCTTGACCATATAGATTGGTAGGAATAACACTAATGTAGTTAGTACCATATTGCTTATTGTAGGATTTGCATAGTTCTATACCGGTAAGTTTTGCTACTGCATATGCTTTATTTGTAGACTCTAACACACCACTAAACAAATACTCCTCCTTCATTGGCTGTTTGCAATTCCTTGGATATATACAGCTACTACCAAGAAACATAAGCTTATCTACACCATATATCTTGGATGCATGTATGATGTTCGATTGAATCATCAGATTGTCATACAAGAATTCACCGGGATATATACTATTAGCAATTATCCCTCCTACCTTGGCAGCAGCAATATATACATGATTTGGTTTATGCTTTCTCATTAATGCAATGACTTGGCTCTGGTCTCGTAAATCTGCATCCCTCCTGCCTATTCCGATTGCTTGAGGAATCCTTCTCATTAAAGCACTACCTACCATTCCTTCTGCTCCAAATATTAGTACTTTCATTTTGCTTCAGTTATTGCATCATCATAAATGTATACACATAAATAATCATCTATGTGATGACTGGTTTTAGCTAATGGAATAATCTGTTTCAAATATTCCCAATCTTCTCCATACATCGAATCTGGATATTTACCTTCAATAGCTATAATCCTCCTCCATGCACAAACATGCCAAGGAGGACGTTTAAATCCATTTAATGATGGTTCATCATTCTTTTCATAACCTAATTCAAATGTCAATCCCATTGGTATTCCCCTATTGATAATCACCCATTGTTTAAATGTGACTACATCAACATCTTGCTTACATCCATTAACTAACTCTGCAACATAATTAGGTTTTACTATATCATCATCATCAATCCAACATACATAATCACCTTTGGCAATATCTAATAGTGCTTGTCTCTTATAGCCTATACTCCTTCTTTTATTATCACAGACTACCAATAGTTCAACTTCACTTGGATTATCTAATGCATTGATTTGATATTCAAGTTCACTAATCAAAGCAATTAAATGTGATTCAATCCTGCTTGGAATACTTGGAATCAATATGCTTAATATCATGTTCAATCATTTCAGTTAACATATCACGCATGCTATATTTTGGTGACCAATCAAGCAATTCTCTTGCTATACTACTATCACCTAACAATTCATCTACTTCTGTAGGTCTATAGTATTTCTTGTCAATAGCTACCTTTCGATTACCATTGACATATCCACCAGTAGCAGACCATTCAAGCTTCATTCCTACAATGTCAAATGCCATTGTTACCATTTCCTTCACAGAATGTGATTGACCAGTAGCTATAACCAAATCATTTGCTACTGGCTGTTGCATCATCAAGTACATAGCTTCTACATAATCTTTAGCATGACCCCAATCTCTCTTACTATATATGTTACCCAAATGCAAGACTGAATGCTTACCGGTGACCATTCTGGCAATAGCCTTTGTTACCTTCCTCGTTACAAATGTCTCTCCTCTCCTTGGACTTTCATGGTTGAATAGTATTCCATTGCTGGCATGAATACCATAAGCTTCTCTGTAATTACGAGTAATCCAATATGAATAAAGCTTTGCTACTGCATAGGGTGACCTTGGATAAAATGGTGTAGATTCCTTTTGTGGAATCTCCTGCACCATTCCATATAACTCTGATGTACTTGCTTGATAGAATTTACATTTCAATCCCAGTATTCTTATCCCCTCCAATAATCTCAATGTACCTAATGCATCCACATTAGCTGTATACTCTGGCATTTCAAAGCTTACCTTGACATGAGACATTGCACCAAGATTGTAGACTTGATCTGGATTAGTCTTCTTTAAAATACTCAATACATTGAGTGAATCTGATAAATCACCATAGTGTAATTCAAAATTGGGATGGTCGAATATATGGTCTATTCTTTCTGTATTAAATAGACTGCTCCTCCTAATCATCCCATGAACTACATATCCTTTCGATAATAATAGTTCAGCAAGATAACTTCCATCTTGACCGGTCACACCAGTAATTAATGCAATCATTCCAATTCTTTAATGAAAGCTTTTAGATTGTCCAGCACTCCTAACCATAGCATATCATCCTGCTCTACATATGTACCATAGTTATATCCCGGCATGACTTCCACTACTTCAATAGTGGTTAGTGTACCTACATTCTGCGTAATCTTTAGGATTACCGATAGCTGTTGTGGCTGCACATAATAGCTACCTGCATAGTAAATGATGTTCATGCTTTTTATTTTTTGTTATATATCCAACATCCCTCTTGTTCTTTGATTCCTTCTGGAAAGAATTCGTTTACTGCTCTCTTGACATCATTGCACCAAGCATAATCATGACCAGCAAATGTTCCACCAATAGCTACCTTACTCCACCAAGCATTTAAATCCTTCTTGACTGATTGATAGTCATGTGCTGCATCAATGAATACGAACTGAATACTTTCATCTGGATATTGGTCTGCACATTCCCATGATATTCCCCTCACCGGTAATACTACATCTTTGACTGGCTCAATGTTATTGATGAATGTATCATATAGACCTTTGAACTTCTTTTGAGGAATTTCTTGCTGTGATGATAACCATTCCCATGAATCAATGCAATGTAGCTTTATATGCTTCTTGCTATTGATAATCTCTACTCCCATGTAAGATGCACTCATGCCTTTCCAGCTACCTACTTCAACAAATAATCCACTATCATATTTGTTGACCATAGCACTATAGAGCTTTGGATAAGTAAACCAATTCTCACCCAATGATTGATAGTAGTGATTCATTCTATTTCTCCTTCAGTTCGTAGAATCCTTTCAGACCATCTTAATGCTGGCTCTCCTCCCCATAGTAAATAGCTGATAGTGCCACATGCCTTATCATCACTTGGGTCATAGTACTCTGCTGCTCTTGATAGATAACTATACATGCGTTTAATGGTCATCAAGCTTACCGGATTACCTTGAGACAAATCGCTTGCTCTTTGTTTACCCACTTGAGTAGCACATTTATTACCAACTTCTTTGTTCAATCGAATCCCTCGTTCAGCAGCTTCCTTTACTGCCTTGGGATAACTATCATATGTTTTAGCCATAGCTATACTTTGTTTACTCCTCTGTACTGGTAAAAGTAAATGAATTGGTCAATGAATGCTTGATCTTGAATCAATCCACTTTCAGCTAATCTTTTTGAGTAATCATAATCTTCACCCATGCTGATAGACTTATAACCAATCTCTCTTGCTATGTCAGTCATCACCGGATTCAAGTGATTCAATGGACGAGTATAAATGTAACTGCCATTATACTTTGTTGGTTTATCAGAATAAGGTAATCCTGCTTTATGGATGAATTCAACTGGGTAAGTATTATTGCTCGTTATAATTCCTCTAAATCCTACTCCATATGGTCTATGCTTTAACTGATTCAATATTAAATCCACATAATTAGCTGATACCAAATCATCATCATCTATGAATGCTATGTAATCAGTCTTACAATTATCAATTGCATATTGTCTCTTCTCACCAATGGATAATGTTCGATTATCCTTGATGACCATTACTTCTACTGATTTGAATTCCAATTGTGGGTCAATCACTCCTCGCAATCTTTCGTAGAAATATTCTCTACCATCAATTGTAAGAATTGCAATTGTGAATAGCTTATTCATCCAGTAGTGGAAAGTTTAATTTCTTTCTATACTCATAAAGCCTCTTACCATATTCAAAAGCTACCTTACTATTCTCCTTACGATATGTATCATCCATTTGGCTTTTACCTACTGAATAATGTCTGTGTTCAGCTAACTGCTTACCGGTAACATGGTAAATCCCTAATCTCTTACATGTATCAGTTAGGTCATTATCAGCATACATTGATATATACTTGGGATGATATAGATATCCCAGCATGTCATATGCTAATCCATTCATCACCGGTAATGTCAATATATCTTCACGAATACCATCATTGAATTGTAGTACTGCTGGTTGACCTTTGTACTTTCTGAATTCCCTATCAATGATATCATCCCAGTCTTTTACCGGAAACATATCATCACTTACAAGAATAATATAATCGTACTTGGCTAACTCTGCTCCTGCATTACTTGCTTGCACCATATTAGTGCTTTCACTTGAAACAATGATTACATCTTCATTCTTGAATTCGATGTTATAATCATTTATTGCTTCATCATTGTTGCTCAACGAAATAATCCATTCGATATCTTCATTGAGTTTTTTAGAAAGAATCCAAGATCTATAGCAATTCCAAGCAGTATTTGGTCTACCAAAAGATGGATGAATAAAGCTAAACATCAACCAAAGTTAGGTACTTCCTTTTCCTGCTTTGGACGAATGGATAATGATGTAAAAGCATTACCATTTGAACTTACCTTATTCCATCCAGAAATATCATAAAGCTTTCCTTCGATGTTGATTGTGCCTTTGTAATCTGGATGATTCTCTTTCTCCTTTGAATTGTTATTAAACAATGTTCCGGAATTCAATTTGTGTTCGTATGCCATTTTCTTTTAGGATTTATAACTGCAATAATATATAACAATGAATCGAATAACAATGCAAGTAATTCACAATATGTTGGGTAAGATAGGTAAGATAGGGTAAGATATTTTTAAGCTATCTTACCCAGTATAACCTACTGATAATCATAATAGTTAGACCTACTTGGGTAAGATAGGTAAGATAATATTATAATATTAGTATATTATATATACATATATATACATATATACATATCACGTTATTAGCAGAATGTTGAAACATCTATCTTACCTTACCCAAAATCACTTAAAGTATTCTTACACAATCACTTATGTGGGTAAGATGGGTAAGATAAATTTTCAATTTAGAACGGAGCAGTATCATGCTGTGAAATAGTAGGTGTATTCATCCATGTTTTCTCCTCAATTACATAACCATACATCCCATTCTTTTTGATACGATGATAGCCCAATCGTTTCAGTTCCATTCCTAATTTTTTGACTGATAGCTTTTGCTTGGTAGCCATTTCAATTAAATCCTTAATCTCTGATGTAGTCTTGAAACAATGGTCATTAGCGTTACCTACTGGCTCAAAAAACTTATAGACCATTTCAGCCTCAATAGATACTTCAGAGTACCTACCACTTGTATAATGCTCCAGTAGGTCTATTTCTTCACTTGATAGCTGTGAACGTACACCATCAATAAATAACTCTTTGACTTGTGCAAACAATTGCTGTTTGTCTATGCTGTTATATAACTGATAATCGAATCTACCAGTAGCTTCAATGATTATGATCCGCCTATTGCCGGTAGAATCATTCAGTAATTCTGTTTCATTACATGTACCACATAAGGTAGCTACTCTTGGTAGAGTTACATTCTTCCGTCCATATGGCTCACGCAGAGTAAATGAATCTGATGATAACATCTTCTTCATGTGTTTGGAATCCTGCTTTGACTTACCGGAATATTCATCATCGAAGATGATTAGCTTTTGGGTCATCAATAGTTCATCATCCTTTCCTTTGTCTAACTGGGAATTTGCAAAGAATCTCTTTAGTGGATTAGGTAGGAGTCTTTTGAAGAATTGGGTCTTACCAGTATTCTTTGCTCCTGCCAGTACCAAGCATAAGATATTTGGCTCATTATCATATATAGATTCAATTATACCAATCAACCATTTGGTGATCATTTGTCTCCTCCAAACATGTTCACCAGTATCACTTGTGATGGATTTGGTTAGGTCATCCAATCTATCATAGCAGTCCCATTGAATATCATCAAAGTAATCTTTGATGGGATTGTAAGATGGAGTAGATGTGGAGAAAAGTATAGTATCAAAGATTTCTCTTGTAAGCTTATCGAACTTCTTTTTACCATCAATATAAATAGTATTAAGATCTTCGATTTCCAATTCCCTACCAGCAAGTTCATATGACCTTGTGATGATATTCTTTTTAATTGGATAATTAGTTCTCAACCATAACTCTACATCATCAATAGAAAGCTTCTTTTCATCCTTATTTGGTTTAAACTCATGTGAATTAAATACAGCTTTGATTACTTCATTATCTTGCTCTGATAACTTACCATCAATCATTTGGACTACATCATCTGGCTTTTTGTTAGACTCTTTAGCATAATAAGTAAGCTTACTGATGTACTCCTCACGTTCATCATAAATTTGAATATTGTTAAGCTTGCAGTAGTAATAGAATGAGTTAATAGTTATACTACCATTATTATACTTTAGACAATGTTGGTACTGCCTATCAGTATCATTTGGATTATATGATGGACTAAACTTGGAAATACGATGAAAATATTCTGTACCAATATCACCATAGGTATTTGCAATGGCAAATCCAATTGTTAGCCATTGTTTATAATCACCGGTAATATCCTTATTGATTGCAGAAAGTATTCTTTCGAACTTGGTATTTGTATGCAGGAAAGATGACTTCTTTGCATTTGCATCATTAATCCTACTTTGCCTTGTTAGATAATCCTTGAATGTGGAGGAATTACTATTGATGACTAAATCTGGGTCATAGCTGATGAATCTTGCTCTTGCAACATCCCTACATGATGGGTCAATAGAAATACCAAGTAGGTTATAGTAGTACTGCTGTAATCCATCAAATGCGTCTCCGTGTTTATTATGGTCTATCTTAACTATGCAACATAGACCTTTAGTGCTTATAGAACGGAATACACTATATGTGTATTTATCTTGAGCAAGAATATCAAAAGCAGAGTTTATGTTTGGAACATCATCAATATCTATTGCTATCAGTCCAGAATGCTGAAGCAATCCATCATTATTTCTTGTTGCGAAAGTTCCACTTGTGGTAAAGTAAGGTACTTTCTTCTTTAGCTTTTGTCGTTCAGCTTTATCCTTTTCGATTGCTATACTGATACATAAATCCTGCCATCTACCATTCTTAATTTCATTTAGAATATGGTTGATCTCATATACTAATCCATCAGTTACTTGATGGATGTTTTTGTAGAGTGATACTTGCATGGTGTGTGTGTTTATGGGTAAAAAAATCCTCTTGCTTTACGGAGCAAGAGGATGATGGATGCAATGTTAATGGGTTACACCATCATCACCCAAATTTGTTAATTACTTGAATTCCCAACCATCGGGATAAATGGTATGTGTATTCGTTTTAAGGATTCGACTAACAATTTCATCCTTGGTAGGAATACCTAATGATAGACGAATACTAATGAATGCTGCCAGTAAGCTTGTGTTGATGTGTATCATAGCAGTAGGAGTAATAGTGCAAGAATTCCGGATGATGTCATATAAAACTTCTTTTGTTTTTTATACTTGACATTTTCTTTTTGTACTTCACGAATAGTCCATTCAAGTGAATCATTATCTATACTGATTAGCCTATATGATTCCAATGCATCAGTTAATTGAACATTCAACATCTTCATATAAGCAGTCTGCTTACCTATTAATTCATTCTGAACTTGTCTATTTTGTTCCAGAAGATGTAGTTCTACTCTATCACTATCAGCTTGCGTTAAATCCTGCAACATATAGATCACAAGATTCTTGGGTAAGATGACCAGCGAATCCTTACTGGATTGAGTCTTTGTACCGGTCTGACAATGTGCGGAAAAGGTCTGAAGAAGACATATTGCTAATGTAAGGATTAGCAAGACCTTTGTTACTGCGAATTCTAACGATTTGTACATCAGTTTTGGTTTTGATTTTTAGTAAGGAGTCTATTTTGAGATTCATTTTACCATATAGTTCACGATTTATGTCCATTCGTGATTCAAGCAGTTCTATTCTCTCTATAGTATCTAAATCTGGCTTTTGTTTTTTCATAGCATTATTGACCATGAAATAACATATAAGAATGCTGATAGCACATATAAGCACTATTTGCATTATGGTTTTTTGAGCATTCATATTAAAGTGATTTTAGATAGGTAATAGCTTCGATTAGTTCAGCTTTATCAGAGTAAGGAATAATCTCAAGCATTTCATCCATCAAGCATTTATTATATAGTTCTACCTTTTTTGCAATCTTGCTGAATTTAGCTTGTGTATACTTTGTTTTTGGAACATTACCATCAACATCTTTCAATGATGTCATTGGCAAAGCTTTTACTACTCTTTGTACTTCTGTGACATAGACTTTTGATAAATCTACTTTGGTCATCTTTAGCAGAGTCGAATCTGCTGTTTGTGCATTCGCATTACCCAGTAGTGCGACAAATGCAATGGTTAGGATTTGTTTCATGTTAATAATGTTGGAGATTTGATTGTTGGTTTTTTTTGTATTTGTGATATGCTTCAGAATGAGTTACATCATGGTAGGATGAACATGATGATATAAACAATAGAGTGATTAAAGCAATCACTTTATACTTTGCCAATCTTGATAGAACTGCTCCCATGTTTTTGCTATAATGTATACTCCTCCACTATTTTGAACTTCCGATTGAACTTTAATTTGATGTTCACTCATTTTGTCTTTACCTACCTTCACTTCAATTGCTACCATAATGCTAAATCTTCGACCTTGATGTTCAATCATTTTATTAGCTATGATATCACTAATGCCTTTACGAGTCCCTCCTTTTCTCCACTTACCGGTTCTTTTATCATATATACCAGTATTATTAATTCTATCAGCATAATGACCAGTTAGCCTAACGAATTCGACTATTGCTCTGGTCAATTCATTACTGGATGCATCTTTAAATGGACGAACTGGAGGAAGAGCATGCAATGGAATCAATGGATGTTCAGCAATCTTCTTCATCATTGCAAGCTTTGTAAGGTCATTTAATGTCATTGACTGATCTATTTAAATACCAAATAGCTTTCTCAAGATCTTCTTTTTTATCATTCTTCCTTCCTGCTCTTGCAATATACTTGATTGCATTTCCCAGCTTAAAATCTAAATTCCAAGCCTCAATTACATTGATGACTTCATAAGTATCATCATCAAATTGATAATGTTTAGGATGATTTATATGGCTCATGTGTAAGTATCATTCCGGTTATTGATAGTACTAAAATTAAGCAAGATGATAGGAGACAATAAGGAATCATTAATGCTCCTATCATGCTTGCAACACAACACACTATGTGTAATTTTAATTTTATTGGCATTCCCATTCCCACACACCAGTTCGAACAGCAATGGGTGTAGAGTAGTAGTATGTTATTGTATAATTTACCTTATCAGTAATAACATAGGCAGCTTGCATTTGGTAATCTGTAGATGGTTTCATCATGCATGATGTGCCATATTTCATATAGAACAGATTAGTCAAGCAATCTGCACTATATGGGCAATCTCTTGGAGTTACAACAATTCGATATGGTGTAACTTCAACATCAGCAGTACTAACTGGTCGATTCTGGTCATCCCATCGAAGAATCAACCATCCACATATGGATGTATCAAATTTCATGTTCCAATTAGTAGGAGACATTTCAATTTTTTTCCATTCAGTAGTAGGTTGATTATTACCATTACCATTACCATTAGCACCACCAGCATTTGGATTAAACTTTCGAAGATTTGCATCTTCAGCTATTACTGGTGATACATTCGACAATTCATCTTTGTGCTTCATACATGCTGCGAATAGCAACAAGCAAATGATTAATGTTAGATTTTTCATGGGTCATTATTTTTATGCTAATGTAATGGGTAAATGTATATAATTAATGGGTGATTAATTCACTTCACTAATTTGAGTAGCTAAATCTGTGTGTTTAAGTTTAGTAATTTGTTCATCAAATGTGCGTAATCTAACCGAAATTTCATCTACATGCTTACGCAGTAGCTTTGACATTTCATTTTGATAATACTTTTCATCCCTATTATTATAGGATGATTTTATTTGAACTTCTCCTTTAGACCATTTGATGTATTTATCAAGAGATTCAATGTATTTATCAAACAGCATATCACGTTCATAGATAAGATTCCAGATTTCATCTGTGTGATTTGCATCATGCTCACCGGAGAGGATTTTAATTTTCATTGGATTTGTATTTAGCTATTTGGTCATTAATTGATTTACCTATGAATGTCATTACTACGAATCCTACCGGAATTCCAATAAGATACCATCCAAAGATCTGCCATAGCCAGTAGAGTAACATTACTGCTCCTACAGCTAACATCCCAGTTACTACGTTATCAAATACCTTGATAACACTATATATTTCATTCAGCAATTTTTTCATCTGTATCATCTTCGATTGTTATGTTACCATTTAGAAATTCTTTCATAGCCATGTATAAAGCTTGCTTTTTGTGAATTGGCAATTCCAAAAGCATTATCATTAAATCACTCCAGACTTGTGAATCATCCAACAAATCATCCATGTCCATATTACCAGCCATATGTGTGTATAATGATTTAGCTGATGAAAGGTATGTAGATAGTAATTGCTTTGTTCTAAAGTTCACCTTATCTTTTAGCACATATGACCATGCTTCTGCTTGTTGTGACAATGACATAAACATGAATAGTGCAAATCTGTTATTATCAAGTTTTAATCCTTCCATTTGATTGCATATGTAGTGGTTGATGATTTGATTGGAGTAAACAAGGTGATTAATTCACCAGTAGATTCATCACAAGTAGTGATTGATGATTTGATACTTCGAAGAAATTTCTCTCTCTCCTTTCGCAGTTCAGTTAATCTTTCGATTTCAGCTACTAACTGATTTAACTCTGGGTCATTGCAATTAGTATAATCATATTTCACTCCTGCTTCCTTGATTGCAAATTCACCATTATAGTGAACTATATCTTCACCTTTTTGATACTTGGAACATTCTTCAATGACTGAATCTCTTAATCTCTCCTTTATAGATGTAATAACATCTTCCATGAATTTTACTCGTACAGCTATGTCCAGAGCATTTACATTGCCTTCATAGATTGAATCAATCAATTCCTTTGCATAGGCACTAATAACATCTTTAGTTACCTTTTCGCTGATGTTGATGATGTTCATTGTGTTTGTTGCTTTAGAAAGTTAATTTGAAGATGTGACAATGTATACTTCTGCTGAATCTGCTCAATAGTTCCACCATCATTGATGAACTTGACCATTTCAGCAAGCTTTGTATCTGGCACTCCCGGTTTAGAACTTGGAGCAATTGAGGAAGATGCACCATCATCATCTTCATCACCCACAAGGCAAAGAATAGCTGACAAGCTATATCTTTTTAAATAAGAATAGCCTCCTCCAGCTTGCTGAATTGCATTGACATTATTGCCTTGCATAGGGATAACTGCAAGCTTTGATGCAATGAATTCACCACTAATGTGAGTTAGAATAGTTATTACTTCATTACCGGCTAAATGTTGTTGGATAATTACTCCTTGTTCAGCTAATGCTGGCTTTACCTTGGTCACTAATTCATCCAAGGTAGTATAAGAGCGATTCTTCCCTCCTCCTACTGGTACTGATTTATCCTTCTTAATGCTCACTCCTGCCTTGTGAAAGTTCAGCAAAGCTTTGTTGATGTTAGATTGATTCTTCGATGTCCAGTAGGAATCTGTGTGCCAAATGATGTCAATTGGCTGTGATGATGTGCACTCATTCTGCTCCACTTCTTCAAATAGTTTTTTTGATTGTGCCATGATTTGTGTGTGTGTGTGTGTGTTATTGATTTTGAATCTTACGTTTTTTTCTCTGTTCATCAATGATGACCTTCAGTTCAGCAATTCGCTCCTCTCGCTGTTTGATAATGCGTTTAGCATGCTGAATGATTAGAATTGCATTTTCAGTCATAGCTACTCCTCTTAATGCATTCTGGACTGATTGAGTAGATGTACCAATTTCATTGGCAATAGTAGTTACATCACCAAATTTCAATTGGTCACGAATTTGCTTTAGTTCAAATTGTTTCATTGTTATGTTGATTAAGTTCATTATGCTTCTCCTTATAACCTTCTAACCATCTTTGTGTATGGTCTCCCCAAGAATGCCTTTCAAAACAATCAATGAGTGAATTACTGATATATATAGCTAATCTCTTGTCTCTCTCTTCCAAATGTCGAATCAAGAATTCAGTTAATCCTGCAAGATAACTTGCTGCTTCTGCTGCCTTATACGAATCGTAATTTCTTGAATTCATCTTAATACGTTACATAAATGATGTGAATGACATTACCTTCTTCGTCTAATTCATTATGGACTTCAATCCAATCACCTTTAGGTAGATTGCTTTGGTCAACCAGTTCACCTTGGACGAATGTCATCTCACCGGTAACTGAATAGAATTCTACAATTTGATTGCAGCCATGACCTTGTAATGGTGCAATAGTAATTCTTGGATTTTTCATGGTGTGTGTGTGTGTGTTAGAGTTTATAAATATGCGTTGAAGAGTCGCATCCCTCTATATTGATTAGAAATTATAGTCGTAGTGCTTGTATGGTTTTTGCTCAATTTCGTATTGCTTGTAAAAAGCTTTACCAATTCGCATTTCAATCATTTTACCAGTAGCAGTAAAATCATAATCTTGGCTATGGTTATTCAAACAAATTGCTGAAAATCCTCCGGGAATGAATTCCATCTTCGATTTATTTTCACTGGCTTCATACAATTCAATGATAATTGTAGTCTTTCCTTTAGTGCCAACAATTTGACCTACTTGCTGTATATCAGTATACAAGTACCGATTTACGAATTTTCCAATCATTTCTGCTGATACTTTTAATTGCTTTTCCATTTTGTTGTGTTTTAATTGTGTGTGTGGTGTGTGGTGTGTGTGTGTTTCTGAATGCAATAGTACAGCTATTTTTGATACTTGGGCAATTTCGTAAGTAGAAAAGCCTATATATTATGTAACTCATTGATAATCAGCCTCATAATTTTTAGCTATATTTATAGGATGAAAGCTCACCACCAGCATAAAGGATTACGAGCAGAAGAGGAATTTGAACTGCTATTAAAGCCTTATGGCACTATAATCAAAGCCAATGATGACCAAGATAAATTCGAACATTGGGACTTGTGCCTTACACCATTTAATAGTTCAGAAAGCTACAAATATGACATCAAAAGCATAAGTAATTACCCAAATTATGTATGGCTGGAATTAACCAATGTAAATGGTGACCAAGGCAGTCTATATGGCAAGGCAGATTATATAGCCTTCCAAACAGATCAGGAATACATTATTCGTGAACGTAGCAAGCTTCTGGATTATGCACTCCATTACCGGTCTAAAGATGTAATGACCAAATTCAAAGCTACTCCTATGATAGCTTTCCAAGTTTACCAAAGACCTTCAACTATGGAAGAAATAGTATTCTTTCCTATGCCTTTGATTAAATACGATTGCAAAAGGATTAAACGACTTCTCCTTGAATGATTTTCTTAAGACTCACTCTAAAATTACCGGAATCATCAAGCAGTTCGACATATGCAAATCCATTTACCCATTGATTGATTCCATAGGTATAGCTTGCATCAAGCTTTGATAGACATCCATTTGTCCATGCACCATTTATAGTTCCATCCATTGTACGAGTTATGTACTCTTGGGATTGATGCCAATGACCAAATAAGATGTTAGCTTGTGCCTTCATATAATATGTACGAGCAATATTAACTGCTCCCATAGTAGCTCTAATCTCATGTCCATGTATGATATTAAGCTTACCCAGCTTGATACCTACATTATCTTTTAGATATACTACTCCATTCTCCTTGAACTTAACCAGATTATCTAACTCAAACATTCCATCAAATTGATTTGCATTATTTCGAATCCAATGTTCTAATCTCAATTCGTGATTACCACATTTAAAATAGATGGTTGAATCTGGGAATCTCTGCTTTAATTGATTTATAAAAAATCGGAAGATGTCAAGTTCATCCTTGACTGATTTATTCTTTGGATTCTTACTGAACTTACTTAACTGGTAAAAATCCAATATGTCTCCATTTAGAATGATTGCATCAACATCCATATCCCTACCAAATCTTAAAGCTACCATTAGTGATTGCTTACAATGGTAAGGAAAGTGAATGTCAGAAAGCACCAGCACTCGTTTATGGTTAATGGTGTGCCATGTTAATTCACTTGATTCACCATCTTCTAATTGAGGAATAGCTACATCAGCTTCAGCCTCTGATACCTTATATGTTTGGAGAGCATGTAACTTTCTTGCATCCCTAATCATTCTCATATCACCAGTATTTAAATCATGGTGATTGTGAATTATACCATTCAAGAATTGATTAATCTCCATCATTGTAGATGATGGATGTGATTCTATAAATTTATATAGCTGGTCAAAATATGCATCATAATATCTTGGTCTTTGCTGATAGCCATTGCATAGATGCATTAATTCTTTGTTCATATTCAGTTATTTCTTGTATGGAATGATACAAATGTATTTTCCTTTTTATGATACCAATCACGCCATATTTCGAATATAACTCTATAGTTAGCTAATGCAGTTATAACATCACCATCAGCAAGCACTATATCAGTAGTACCTTTTTCAAAGCCTTCTTGTATATAGTAAATATGGTCTAATGGAACAGCTACAATTCTCTTTACAAATTGCCTATTATTTGGTATGATACCATCATCCTCTTCACCATAATTTGGGTCTAAATAAGCAAGTACTTCGATGAATTGCTGGTATTCCATTATATATCCATTAATCTGGATATATAAAGATACATCCCCTCTTTGCTCCAGTAGCATGCTCATTATACTCAATTGAGTAGCTACCATAGGCTTTATCTACAGATTCCTTGATATAATTCCAATCGTATACTATACCGGGATAAGTATCATATCCAAAATCTTTCTTTGGGACTTTAAAATCATGGATGACCAGAATTGGCTTTTTGCCAGATCCCCATACCAATTCAATTTCCTGCAACAATGGATTCTCATACCAATGTGCATCAAGGAATACGATGATATTTCCTTCAGCCATTGTTAATGCTTCCTTGAGGAATTGCTGACTGGGCTGTAAACAATGAATCACATTGTCATAACCATCTAACTCTTGAGTAGCTATCTTATAGAATTCTGGATTGATTTCGCATGTATATACTTTGCTGAAATTCTTCGAAAGCCATTTAGTCGTATCAGCATAATAAGTTCCAGTCTCAATTACTGAATCAATTTTAAACTTCTCCTTGATTTGCAAGAATTTCAATTCAAGGTAAGTATCATTGTTGAATGCCATCTTCTGTAATGGTAAAAAAGTTAGTCAAGAATTTACCAATAACTCCACCAATTAAACAGAATAAAGCTACGAATTTATCATCCATAACAATGTTATAGGCTGATACCATTGTACCGATTGATAGTAGTGCATCCCCAATTGCTCTATAGAATTTAGGAGTAGGTGACCAATAATTTTTTAGATTGAACATGGTAGATTTTTTTTAAATGATTATATATTTGAATAGGTTTTGAGAATGTTCATCTTTTAGGGGAATTGGAGGATTCTTATGAGTCCTCCTTTTTTATTTGGAAATGCATTAAATCTGGTCTATTAGTCCAATCTGCTCCACAATCCAAATGCCTTCGACTAACTGCAATGAATTCTTTGCTGAATGGTGTAAGACCTTTTTGAATGCAAGCTTCTCTTGATTTACCTAATGGATTATGAGAAGCATTTAAATCAATAGCCATTCCATAAGCATGAATGCTCAAGCTTTGTAATCCTCTTTTCTTTCGAACATTCCAACATCCATCATATGTAATGATTTCCTCACTTACTCCTTCTTTGACTAAATCATTTAACCAATTCTCTACTACTGGACGAAATTTCCAATGCATGTAAATCTTTGATGGTAGACATGGAATAGCCAAATGTATCAATGGTGGTAGCTTCCATATAATCATATTCTTCCTTTCCCAATTGATTGTATCAATTGATGGATTACCATATTTGGATGTAAGAGTTTTAGAATCTATCACAGATTTTCTTCCAGATTTTCTTGAATGATGATTTTATTGGACTACCGGTTAATGTATCTATTCCAACAAGAATAGCTATAGCATAAGAATACGTTTGTAGGTCTAAACTACCTAACCATGCTGATAGATGACCTAAAAAAATAAATGAGCAGGATGATATAAATCCATGCATAGATGATGTATCAATTGTATTATGATTCATGGTTTAATATAATAAGAGAGGGGATTTTACTCCCCTCTCAAATCACACACAATCAAATTAAACAATCGGAATATAACAATTAGTGAAGATACCGGCAGGAGTATCATATGGACATGGCAAATCTGGATTTTGCCATTTGACTGATACTTCATAGGTAAGTACTTCTTTCAAGTTATCAGCTACTACCATCTTTGGAGTAATTGTTACTGGAGTAGCAGCCTCCCAGATTTTAGTGCTTGTACGAAACCAAATGGTGTAATCACTACTTTGCTTGATAGCATTATAAAAATCACAATTGTCTGTAGTATTTGGGTCTTTGTAAACTAACGTGTGTGTACTACCACCATTCACAGTTTCTGAATCACCAAATCCAACAAGTTCATCTTGTGCAGAATCATAACTACCACTTGTTGCATAGATAACAATAATATCACCAGCAGCAAGACCAGCATTCCATTCTGTAGGTGATGCTGGGTCTGTGAATGAGAATGAATTTTTCACATAAGCTACTGAACGAATTCGAGCAAATTCATAAGTTGGGCAAGGATTACATGTATATTGTGGAATAGCACCACCACCACATGTACTTGCAGGATAATATACTGACATGTTTTTTTATTTTTTATGGTTTAACATATTGGACAATTACTGATGCAAGTAATGTCATAGTCTGTTGTGATTGTATAATCCATTGATATTAGAATATGATTTGGATGCAATGGATATGATGATACTGGTAATTTATATTCATTTGTAAAGATAGCTACACTATCAAAGTTCGTAGTATCAGCTTCTATTATTACTCCTAATAATCCTTGATAGCTACTGATTTGTGTATACTGCAATTGTTGCTGAATTCCTGCTGATAAAATGAATGATAACTGATTAGGTAACATCTTAATGATATTCCTATCAGCGAATGCAATCATTCTCATATTAGCCTCTTCTCTTGATACATTACCACCATCACCAAATGTAACTGGTGGGTCAATGATATTTGTAGTAATACATCTATGATAAATCTGTATACTATAGATATCACTCATTCCACTAAAGGTAGTACCACCATTAATGTCTACCAATGTTGGAATATTATCTTGAGCATTATTATAATTCCTCGGAACTAATTCGCTTAATCCATATAGTTTTTTCCGGAATCTCTTATCATCTGATAATGTTCCATTAGCCAATGTATCATTTATGATACTTACTATTTCATTTATATATGGCATTATTCAAATGTACTTTTAATGTATTCGTCTATAATTGTTTTAACTTCTTCATATTCTGATTCAGTAAGCTTGAATATTTCTCCAAATCTTTCTTCTGCCCAATCAGCCTTATCAGCATTAAATTTATTATCATAACCTATTCCATATTCAGTATCACTAATAGCTATGACTTTCCAATCATTCTCCATTTGACCGGTTAGCACTAATTTGATATCACTACCAGTAGTAGCAAATCCATTTTTTTGTCTAAACTTCAAATACTTATCAGAGTAAGTACCAATAGCACTACCATCAGCTTTTTGACCATTTGTATGAATTCTATCTTTCATAGAATTCTTTGACCTATCAGCTACTAATCTTAATAATGTATCAGCTTGTTGAAGAGAAAGCATTTTACCTTCCAAATCACCTAATGCACTAATGTCATAGGTCATTTGATTCATCTTTTTCCTCCTCTTGGCTTTCCTTTACATCCACACATGTTAATAGAATTGGATTGATTCTCGTAATTGAATTGGCTCATTGCATTCAATGCAACAATCACATGATAATTTAAATCCTCCAGAGATTTGCTCTAAAGACTTCATGTATTCGACTTGATACTCTTCTCGTAATTCCTTTGCTCTTTGCAGATTAGTAGTAGTATACTGATTAATCTTGCTGCTATATAACTGCTCTGTTAGCATTTCAATTCCCAAAAGATACCAATATGCTCTGCTAAATATTGATTTGTTTTGGCAGACCAATGCATCCCAATTACATACCACACTAAATATAGCTGATAGACCATATGTGTTTGATGTATATGTTAATGTTGGATCAGAAAATCCATCATCACTATATGCTCCTCTAATTCTAATGTCACAGCAATTTGGAATAGAATGTTCTAATGGAACATCCATGCTTACTGGATTACCAAGGTCACCGGTAACTAAATAGAATGCACCAATTCGCCAAGAATTAACATTGTAATTATTATGGAATGTTTGATTGACTTCAATCGTATTCCATCCATTTACAAGATTAACAGATTTAGACCAAAGACTTG